CCGCATTTAATATATATATATAGACAATATGTTACAAGTGCACCCTGCTGGTGCAAGTTTAGGTGATGCGCAAGCGCGCAGCACCACGGTAGCCAAGTAATGAGAAATCATCCGCAATGAATCTTTCTATACTTAAAATGGCAGTACCGGAATGAGCATACAGCATAATATGCTCAAATGAGTTGGGTGACTCCCACCCGCCACGAGCTATGAGATACTCATGGTTATATTGAAATGGCATTCTCACAGTCAATACTGGGTTCAAGTTACTATTAGTTCGCTCAGCTCCAGTAAGACCTAATGGATGAGAAACGCCCATGGTGGTCGTCCTTCTGACTTCTATCGAAGCATCTCCAATGATGGAGAATCGCTTCATCATGCCTCCCTTCATCCCACTAAAACACAGACACATATACCACCACAATGAAGCGGTGTCTTCTGGCCCTGCGGGGTCGAAAGTAGACATTATTATAGGCTGAGGAATAGTTCCTGGCATGTCTGTCGATATTATACGACACATCAAACTTGGAATCTTCATCAGAGTGTTGAAGTCACGAACGCTTTCACCGCTTAGATGCTCGGTGATGCGCTTCGTATTTGTTTTGCCGCCCCCCATCCTGGAAGTAGAAGTGGCGACTGGGGCTATGGCCACCTCTGACGACTCAGTGGTGGAGATCATAGGATCAGTTTCCGCCACAAATCGGCCAATGCCGGCCGTTGAAAGCCTTCGGGCTGGAATGCTTCTCTCAGGAAGATTGGCGGGGTCCGGAAAATCTACTGAAACAACACCAGGAACTGGCTGGCCAAATGTTGGCATATAGCCAAGCATGTAAAACCAAGAATCAGATCCGGGTTGTATCTCCCAATGAGCGTAAGTGACGTCCATCCGGACCATGCAGGCCTTGACTTCTCCTCCGTAAGCTGGATCAAGAGGGTATTCCCCATCGTGTGTCCAGACAGACCCAGGGTCTGTCCCACTGTAAACAACGCATAATACTGTAACTAAAATTTTCTGTGCTATGTATGAAGCTTTTATTTGTTCAGATAAGTTGTTGGGAATTATGACATTCTCAGTGAGCTTGGTTACTGGGACCAAATGAGGATCTGCTGATCTTGTTGTCAAAACAGCAGAAAGTCCATCAGCTATCGGACCAGATGGCATTCGTTGAGAATACTCTTGCCCACCCTTAATCCACACATTCATACCAGCTTGTCGATTGATGGTGAGAATGGAAGGAAGGGCAAATGCCGTACCAGGCTTTGAACCAATGGTAACGTGCATAGCTGGAGTGGTGCCAGTGTAGCCAGGAAAAACTGGAGCAGTCTTCACGACAGATCTGCTGCATGAATAGCCATTGACTGTTGTATGGCTGGTAGGAGAGCGGTACCCTGGGTCATCAATTAAGATCGGATGCTCCGCCTGCGGTGGCGTATCGTACACTACCAATGAAGCGGTAGGAGCATTCCACGATCCGATGTAAAATCCAGTGGTCTCATACGAATTCGCTAATCCAGTTGG